CATCGCGTGCCCGCGTCCGCGTCCGGTGCTCATGCAGCGACCTTCTTGGGCACGCCCTTCGTCTTCACGAGCTTCGCGGCCTTGCCGTCCGCCCCGTACTGGATGTCGACCGAGGCGCCGCCCGTGTCGGGATTCGCGCCACTCATGGCGGTGGTGAGCTGGTCCTGCTTGGCCGCTGCTGCCGCGTCCGCCGTCGCCTTTGCGTTGGCTTCCATCTCGGCGGCGAGGTCTTCCAGGTCCTCATCCGGCCCGATCAACCCGCCGAGCTGCATGGCCTCGAGCAGGATGCGCACCGGCAATCCAGCACCCGACACCGCCGCGACGTAGGCCGTCAGCATCTCCGGCCGCATCGTCATGTCTTCGAAGTCGCGGTTGATCGTGACCGATCCGCCGCCCATCGCGGTGCCCGTGTCCAGTCCCAGGTACTTGGCGTGGAATCCGAGCGCGCGCTCGAGTCCATCCTGCAGCCCACGCGCCGTCACGCTCAACGCGGAATCGCTGGCGTCCTTGTCGATCTGCTTCGACGCGGCGGTTTCGGCGGCGCGCTTCTGTGAGGCGAGCGCAGCCAGCCCCAGCGCGGCCATATCGCGCAGGAGATCGTCGAGTGCGACCTTGACTTCGTTCAGCGATTGGCCGCTGTGCGACTCGTACTTCGCCGTGGCGGCCGGGTTGGTGAAGCGCCGCGCGGCGTTCGGGCCGAGCACAATCGCGGCCATCGTGCCGTCGCTCTCCACCTCGACGCCGGTCTCCACCCAAATCGGGCAGCACGTCTTGTGAATGCTGTTGTCGTAGTCGCTGCGCGTCTGGTAGTGCGCGAGGTTGAGGTACGCCAAGTCGAGCAGCGGCGGGTCGGACTCGAACAGGCCCGTGCGCCCGGCGGTCGGGATCTCGGCGACGGGAATCTCCACTTGCGTCGGATACAGGCCGTAGCCCACTTCCACCACGGCGTTCTGCGGCGTGATCTCGAGCAGTTGGAAGCCGACCACCGGACCCTTCGGCCCGAGTTCGCGGAACAGCACGCGGTAACGCGTCTGCTCTTTCTGGCCGAATGCGCCATCGCTCACCCACTGGCATTCCTTCAGCACGAGTTGCGTGAGGATCAGGTGCCCGTCCTCGGTCGTCGTGCGCCAGCTCAGGATGTTGTCCTTGAGCAGCGGAATCCAGAACGGGCGGATCGGCACTTCGCGGTTGAAGCCCAACTCGTCGGCCTTCGACTGCTCACCGCCCGTGTCGGGGTACTCGACGAAGATCGCGGCGTGTCCGGCGATCTCGGCATCCACCGCCAAATCACGGCAGAACACGTCGAAGTGCGTCCCGGCGAGGTCGATATTCTCGCAATGTTTGGCGACCACCGCAGGCACGTCGTCGCCCAAGTCGGGGTCTTTGCGGAACAGGAACCCCGTGAGGCCGATCACCGTATGGCGGAACACGTTGAACAGCACGGCCTTTCTGAGGCGATTGCCGTAGTTGACGGGATCTTCACCCAGTTCCTGCGGCAGGTACGTCGACCCCGCCGCGCGCACCTTCGACGTGCCGCCCCACACCGTGCGCACCAGCGTGAGCGCGCCTTCCTGCGCCTTACTGGCGGGCGAGCGCGTGGAGGGCAGGTTCTCGCCGCTTGTGGGCTGGCCGCTGACGCTCACGCCACCAACACGGAGCGGGCCGTCGCCGGGGAAGTTGCCGGCGTTCGTCGGGTCGTACGTGGGGGCGGGGAGCTGGGTCACGTGTACACCGTTTGGGTATAGGACATGTGTCGTTCAGCGAGGACGCGGTATCTGGTTTCGTCGCCGATGTGGTCTTCGCACTTCGAGTCACGTCGTCACGCTTGACTTCATCGCGCGGCATCATCGGCACGGTGCGGATGAACTCGCGGCAGGTGTCGAACACGTAGAGGCCGGGTTCCTCGAGCGGGTGGCGCTTGGCGGCGCCGAACCGGTCGCGCATGAGCTGCCAGCCGTTCTTGCGGGAACCCGGCCCCTTGTTGGCGGGGAGCCACTTCACGCCCTCCTTCGTCATGCCGTCGGCGATGCAGTGGCCGTCTTCCACGTCGTAGATCGAACTATCCGCCGGGCCGGGTAGGATCGTGCGGCCCGGCCACCAGACGGCTTGCCGTTCCTTCACGCCCCGCGCGATCTCGGCGCTGCTCAGCTCGAGCCCGACGTTGGCCTTGCCCTTCACGCACCCGTACCACTCGCCGATGCGAAAGAGCGAGCCGCGGGCGAAGTGGCGCACCGTCTTGTCGGCCATCGTGGCTGGCGCTCCATCCGACTCGGCCCACCATCCGACGCTGAACGGCTTCGATGAGCCCCAGTCGAAACTGCGGTCGATGCGCCATGAGGTCGGGATGGTGAACGGGGCAAGGACGTGATGGCGGCGCGACCACACGGCGCCAAAGAACGTGCCGGACGCCACATCCCAGTTCCCATCGAGCCACGCCGCGGCCTGATCGGGGTCGTCTTGCGTGGCCTGCTGCAGCCGCGCGACGTAGTCGGGATCGTTCGTCATCAGGAACTTGTTCTCTGACCAATGCCCGTGCAGCGTCACGCGCTGATTGCCGTAGGTATCGGTGACGGGCACGCCGCGCGGGGCCACGTCGATGAAGTACGCTTTGACCGCGTGATGGCCAGCGCCGAACGGGTTGGCGGTCGCGCGGTACTTGCGCGGGAGGCCGGGCTTCGACGAACGGCAGCACGATTTCATCTTGTCGTAGCAGCGCAGGTCGGGCCAGTTTGTGAGTTCATCCCAGCCGATCCACGGGTACTCATGGCCGTGATAGGCGTCGTAATCCTTCGGCTTGTCCATGTAGCGGAGCAGCAGTTCCTCGCCCTCGGGGAACTTCCACGTGTAGTTCGACTCGTTGAATCGCGCGGTCGGGAACGCGCGCGGAATCCACTCTTGTGTTTTCGCGACCACGTCAGCGAGCGCCGGGTAGCTCTGCCGAAACAGGATGCCGCGCCACGCCTTGCCGTAGCCTTGGCCGACGTGCTGGCAGAAGTCCATCAGCAGCGCGTTGGTCTTGCCGGGGCCGCGCGTGCCCTCGTACAGCGTCTCGAAATACGGGCTGGTGACGAAGTACGTTTGCGAACCGGGCTGCGGCGCCCACGCCACACCAGGCATCGCGCTCAACATCGCGGCGGCCACCAGTGCCATCACGGCTCGCTCGCGGGCGCTTCGACGGTGGCAGGGCGCGCGACCAATGCGGCCTGTTGCGCGACGGCACCCGCCGCCCACTGCTCAGCCCCCGGCGCGACCGGCACGGCCAGTACGCCCGCGCCCGCTGGCAGTTCCACGATGTGCTTCTCGGTGAACATGGCAAGGTGTTGCCCGGCCATCTTCACGGCGGCGGGCTTGTCCCACAACCGGAACTCAATCGCGTGCTCGACCGACCTGTCTTCGCCGCGGCCATACGTGGTCGTCTTGTACTTGACGCTCGACACCGCCCGCCACGCCTCATCGGGGGCGCCATCGGCCAGCACCAGCACGCCAGCCTCGTCGACCTTGAAGTGCCGCACGTCGGAGCGCAGGAGGATCGCGATCTCGCGCAGCACCGTGTCTTGTGTGATTTCGGTGCGGTCGGAGCGCGCCGCCATCGCCTCGGCCACCTTCGCCGCCACGCGCGGGCGCGCCATCATCTTCGACGCCTGCACCTTCACGCTGTTTGCGCCGGCCGGTGCGAATCCTGTCCGCCGCAGCGCCTTGGAGGCGTCAAGGTCGATCAAGTATTCCGCAACAAAGCGGTCCTCGCGTTCTGCGGGAGGTACGTAGGCGCGTTTCGCGGGCTTGCTCATCGGCGTCCGGCTGCCTCATCCCATCCCGTCACGCGCCCGCGGTCCCACCGCTCGGCATCGTCGCGCACCATGCGCCCTTCACGGTCGGCGCGCCTCAACTCAGTTGAGGGCGACAACGACCCGGCGGGCGCGGGCACTGCATGTAATATAACACCCCTCACCCTACTTCCCCAATCGCGCGCTGCAGCGCGTGGCTATTGCGGGCGGCGCTGGCGAGCTTGTTCGTGGCGAACTGCAGAATGCGCGGCTGTAGGGATTCGGCGGTGGGGCAGATGCTTTGGGTGAAGTTCCCTGCCGTCAGCACGACGCCCGACTGCCTCGCGACGAGATGCTTGAACGCCGGTTCCTGATACGTCAGCCGCCACGCCCCATACGGCCGCTCTCCCCCATGCCGCACCACCGCGTCAGCCAGCCACGCCGCGCGCTGGGGCGTGTCACAGGCGACGGCATATGTCCACATGTCGTGCCGCCAGCCTTCCGGCACAAACTGCGGCACAAGCCATTCCACGCCCTCGCACACGTCGGCGTACATCCCGGCGGCAATGCGGCGGGCTTGGATCAGGGCGTCGGCGCAGGCCAGGCGCTCGAGGCCAAGTTCGGCGGTACAGTCGTTCATGCGCCCATTTATGGCGCTGGTCAGGTAGTGCCGGGCGTACGTCGGCGCCTTGATCTCGGCGGGGTCGATGCGGGCTTGGTCGGCGCGCATCCTGTAGCCGAGGGACAGGTAGGAGCGGGCGCCGGCGGCCAGCTCCTCGCTGTCGGTCACAAGCATGCCGCCTTCGCCGGTGCTCAGAATCTTTGAAGCCTGCATCGAGTACGACGTGAACGCCGCGCCCTTGTTGTGCGGTCGCAGGGTTTGGGCGGCATCGTCCACAGTGTACGGGCCGGTCGGCTGGGCGTGCAGGCCGTAGAGCGACACGGGGATTCCGTAGGGCGTGGCGAAGGCGTCCAACCGCTCGCACACAGAGAACGGGTCGATGGTCCATGTATCCTTGCGCACGTCACAGAACACCGGCGCCGCCCCGACATTCAGCACGGCCATCGTCGTGGCGGCCATCGTGAGCGGTGGGACGGCCACACGGTCGCCGGGCTGCACATTGAGGGCGGCGAGTGCGCCTTGCAGGGTGACAGTGCCATTTGCACACGCAATCGCGTACTTCGCGCCGACTCGGGCGGCGAACTCGCGCTCGAAGGCGGCGACGGTGGCGCCGTTACGGCTCATACAGTGCCCTCGCCGCTTCGTACCCTTCCTGCGTGTTGATCTCGATGCGTTGCGGCATCAGGTGGCCGATATGCTCGCGCAGCACGAGGGCCGATACCGTCAGGTGCTGATGGTCGAGCCATTCCAGCGTGAACCGTTCGCGGGTGATGTCAATAGGGAAATCGTCC